CCTCACTTAGTAAATCAATATATTTGCGTAATAGTTTTATTCTTAATGCATCAGGTATAAATAATAAACATAAAATGTTCCATTGACGGTCGCTTAATCCTTTATTATTAAGCCACCAAAAAAAAATTTTAGTTATTTCAAAAGTAGAAACATATGACATATTTTTCAATATTTGTTTTTTTAATAAATCCCAACTATCTAATGGCGACATTGTATATTGCAGATTGAAATACCGTTTCATGGAATTTACGTCTCTAAATATAATTCCATTCTTTTCATACCGTTGTTGATAATCACATAAAAAATCAAATAAAAAATCATTGTATGAAATTCGTTGTTCTGAAAGCAATTTACATAAATCCCAAAAGTAAACACTCAATTGTTGAATCCACATATTACGAGAATATGCTGCTTCATTCATTATAAGAAAAATCAAAACTACAATAAATCATAGTATATTTGAATATCATTTTTTTTAAATTTAGGTTATTATAATTAATTAGATATAATTAGATACGGTCAGTAACGTCCACTGTACCGAGAAACATGCGACGGCAACAATAACGTTTGACACCAAGTTCGTTTAATATTTGGGCTTCTGGGGTATTTTCCTCGAATTCTTTAAAATCTTCGGCAGTTAAGACGATACCTTTTTTGTCATCGCGAAGATTATACTCAATATTTTTAAAATCGGTTTCATCAATTGCTCCTTGAAGCCTATTTTGATATTCTTCCCAGAGATGAGCAATTGGTTTACCACAAGAAAAACATCTAATTGGAATTAGCATAAACAACTATATATATTATTGCTTAATATAGTTTTATATTTTGTATGTAAAATGACAGACTGACCCATTAATCAATTTTTAAAAATAATGGAATTTTTCATGTTTATACTCATGTAGTAGGAGAATCCAATACATTATCAAATGTGACACGGCAACTATCGTCATTTTTAACCTCAATATCCAAATAAAAGACTTTAAGGGTTATTTGTTTTTGTGTATAATTACTTGAACGGGATATTTTTTGTATATTTTTTTTAAGTCTTATTTTTTTGTCGGTTTTTACTTTAAAACTAGATAAAGAATCAAAACAGGAGATCCAAGAAGTAATATCTCTATTAAAATCATTAAAAATAACTGAATCAGAACATGGATATATTTTCCCCTCAAGTTCGAGACGTTTTTGTTTAATATAATGGAAACATGTCTCTTTACTTTTGTGTTTAAATATTTTTTTAGGATGAGTTACTAAAATTTTACCTATTGATTTCACCGTATCATTACCATCAATAGAGAGATAAAACTCTTTATCTTTTAAATCAAGCATTTCTATTTTAATAACATTTTTAGGAAATCTACTAATTTTTTTATTTGGAAGAATATTAATGTAAGCGACATTATAAATTAAACGCGCCTTCAAATTACGAGCTAGTAACCCACCTAAATCTGACAATTTTTTCCAGTCTGTCAGAACATACACTTCATTAATATCTGAATTAATTAAAAATTTGTAATCAACAAATGCTAATAAAGAATCTTTACTCATACTACGCACTACACAATTATACAATTAATACTCATATTTATTTCTTAAAGGTATAAAAAAAAAGTTATAGTATATCAATATAAATTAACGTTAACGTTAAAGTTAAATGAACCATTTTGATTTTCTTAAACATGGTTACCAAGCAATAAATAAATATGTAATAGAAACGGATTGCACTACACAAATTTTAGATCCCCTCAGTGTCATGTTGCGTTTATCACTTCTGACATTTAAACCAGTCGGTACTAAAATTAGTATTCATGAACATGCCATTCATTACAATGTTTCAGGTCCACTTCAAGGTACCACACGTTGGTTTAGAGGTGACAAAAGAAGTGATTTACATAATTTAAAAAATCCAATTCAAAAAGCAACTGAATGGTTTGACATTAATGAAAATGAGCATCTCAAACAAATCTTTGTTTTTTCCAAACATGGACTCAAACAATTGAGTCAAGTTTATTCAAAAGAAGAAAGCAATACATCTGCAATGGTATGTCATTGCATTAATCATTATATACAACTTATTGATAGAACCCTAAATCAAAAATTAGTGACTGAGAGTTATGTACAAGCTAAAAACAAAAGTCGAGAAGAAGATGGTTATAAAAAATTAAGAAATACTTGGAATGAAACTGAAATGAAAATAGTTGCTGATTTGTTACAATTAGCTATTACACAACGTGAAAAAAAAGAAGAATATGAAGGTTATGTTCGTTCTATTGAAACTCTTTTGGATGAGAAAGATAAACTCACAGCTAAAATTATAAATAATTTCATTAAGACTCTTCAATAAGAAGACATACTATTTCCATGTCCATTGCTGTATTTAACTAATAAAATAAAGTATAAAATTTTATGGAGATGCATTCTCTTATTAAGCTATTAAGTCACGGGTTTGAAGCCAATCAATTGTTTTATTATTTGCAAAATCACGTGCGATAGAATCCATTGCTTCCGAGTATGGAATTCCTTTTTTTTGAATCCATTCCAATAATGGAATATTGTTATTTTTAATAGCAATAAGCCAAACAATAGAATCAATAGGACAATTGAACGAGAGAAGTTTATCCAAGTTTTCAAAATAAAGTTTATCATTAGTTAGAGAACTACATGCAAATCCAAGCGTGTTATTATCCCCTTTCACACCAATACTATTCAAAAATTCTAGAGATGGTATAGCTTTATCAGGTTTATTTTGTGCAACAAATGAAAGTGTGATGGGTGTAAAATATTCATTGAATTTATTACGAATTAATTTGTTATTCATAAATTGTAAATAAAGCCATTTTAAGTTATCAACATTGGCACCCATCGCGGCTCCTTCAATAATTATTGGTGTGACTTTAAAATTGCTGATAATTTTATTTTTTGTCATAAATCGAAAAACAGATAAAGATTTGTAACGAAAAATCATCCCTGTTACAACTTCTTGAAATTCTTTACGAGTCGTAACTATATTTTTTAAATCACTGAAATTCATAAACATGTCTTGGATATAATTAGATCCACATTTGTTAATTGAAGCACATATACTACGTACTGATTCTTCAGTCCATGAAAGATTGGATCTAGTTCTTAATGCTTTATCAGTACATTCTAATGAAGCTCTCATAATTAAAATTTCAAATGTTTTTTGATTAAATGGTAATTCTTTATTATCAATTAACCACTCAATAATAAATTTATTGCATTTTAAACAACATTTGTTTGAAATTTGAGCGTTCCAATTATATCCTTCATGTAGCATTTGAGTAATCAAACGTAAATCATTGGTTCGAAAAGCAACCCTAAAAGCTTCTTCATCATTTTTTTCATTTTCATTTGGAGGATATTTATTTTTGATCCAAAGTAAACAATCAGTATAGTATTTTTTAATTATTTCATCCTCGCGATAAGATGTTATTGGTTTAGAATTGTTTGAATTTCTTGAATTATTAAAATTACTAAACTTTTTAAAAGAAGTGTTTTTATTACGGTTGTTATTAAGTTCCATTTCTAAATCTTTAAGAGATCTACCTCCTCCTCCTGATGTTTTAAAAGTCATTTGATTCCTCTTTCCAGGAGGGATATATTTGGTAGACATATGAGTATTGTTTAATATAGTATGGTAACAATATTTTATTGTTAGTTGTATTTTTCTATATGTAATTCAATTTTTAATAATATTGGTTGGCATAAATGGATAACAAATATAAAACTTCACAACTTAGTATCCATAAAGTGTAATACGACTTTTTAATAGACTCAATAAGGTCTTTTAAATTATATTAAATTTGTGTAATTATGCCTAAGCCAAATCTGAAAATAGAGTCAAAAAGTGAATGTAAATTGGATAATGATAAAATGGAATTTGGAGGTATTGATATGACTCTCAAATCTGGTGAAAAACCATTGGATCAATATTATCGTTTAAAAACTCATTTTGAAAAATTATATGGTCCGAATGCCGTGATTCTATATCAGATTGGTCAATTTTTTGAAGTATATGACAAAGTTCCTAATGGAACACCAGCAAGAGCGATGCAATCTCTCAACATGCGTTTTGGTTGGAAAAAAGTACCACCATCCTATTTTGGTGGTTTACCAATTCATTCAGCAGAAGACCATATTGATCGATTAGTTGAAAACGGATTTACTGTTGTTATTGTCGAACAAATGGGTAAAAGAAATAGCTCTCAAAGAACTGAGGATAGACAAATAACTGATATTCGTTCACCTGGAACTAAATTATCAAATTCTGATATTAGTAAGGGAACTTATAATGGAAATTACATTATGTCAATCCATTTAGATAGAGGTCGTCAAATTGGTATGCCTCATTATAACTTATTAGTGGGTGTAACAGTTATTGATATTAATACTGGTAAAAATTATATTTATCAGAGTTTTACATCCGAAAAAAACCAACATGTCTTTTTTGAAGACATATACCGTGTCATTCAAATATATTCGCCCAAAGAGGTTATCATCACTTATAGAAATCAAAATCTTCGAAAAATTAATCATACTGTCAGTCTAAATGTAAATGAAGTAAATGATATGGATGGAATGAATACTAAAGATTTTCAGAATTTTATTTTAAAACAATTGGAATTGGTAGGATTTGAAGAAGAGGAGTGCGAGTTCAATAAAGTATCTAAAGTTTCTGAAGTTTATGGACCTGTCAAACAAGAAGACACCTCTAAAATGAAGAAAGGAGTAAGAGGAAAAGGAATGAATAATATGTCAAATAAGGTAATGAATTACAATTGTTATCAAAATGTCTATTTTAGAAATGAAATGATAAATAAACAATGGGAAAATATTGACTATCAAAATCAATTTCTTAAAAAAGTGTTCCCCACTGTTTCACAAAAAGAAGATATAGTAGGTTACTTAGGGTTAGAGCGTTCCCCACAAGCATTAATGAGTTATTTAGTTGGATTACAATTTTTATATGAACATAATCCTGGAAATATGAAGAATCTTTTTAAACCTGTTCATCTCCAACAAGCCAAACACCTCATTTTGAATCACAATACTCTGTATCAACTCAATATTATTGAAAATAAATCATTAGAAAATGGATTAAATACTAAATTTCGTTCTTTATTTGATGTAATCCGTCATACATGTACATCAATGGGTTCACGTTTAATGAAACAAAGACTGCTTTGCCCAATTCATGATGTTAAAGAACTCAATAATCGTTATGAATTAATTGAAAAGATGATTAAATTGGATAAAAAACAACAAATTTTGATGAACAAAACATCTAAAAAACGTCATCTCAAAGATTTACCATTAAAAAATCAATGTG